AAGAAACCACAGTGCCACGGTCAACAAGCTGCTTACCAACGCACACTTGGTTTCCATTGAGAAGTCCGTATCCGGTTTCCTGAAACTCAAACCATTGATTGCGAACCGTTCCAACTCCGCAGCAATCTGCGATGGCTTCAATCGTCTCGATCTGACGCGGCCAAGTGATGCAGCCTCCGACCGTGTGAATCGTGAAGCGTCCGTACGCGCCAGCCCACAGACCCTTGTGAAGCAGCCGTCGGCACGCCTGATTGATGTACTCGTAAACGCGAGCGTCATCGACGCAAACGCCGATAGCCCGAGCAATCGTTGACCTGATATCTTGGACGATCAGCTTCATTTGGTGTAGTAGACTCGGCTGGTTCGCTTGATGAAGTAAACACCATAGAACGGCGGAAGATTGTTGTGGGCAACATTACCGCCCGTGTTGGCAGCAATAGCGTCAACATCTGGATCGAAAGTAGAGCTTGGGAAAACAGACACGTTGTTTGTGAGTGTGGGCGAAGATGTTCCGCCATCCGCCGCAACTCTATCACCATCACTTCCGCCATGACCAAAAGTCTTTATGGCAACCTGATGCGTATGAGTCGGCATTTCAGCCGTCGTCAGCAGGTGTTGATCTTCTCCGGCAATCGCGGTCGAAGTAACCTTTCCTTGGACAACTACCACTCCGCTTGCCGCGAACGTGCCAGCGCCAACCGGGAATCGCGCCTCAAACTCGGTGTCAACCTCCCACATTGGCCCTGACCAGTTGCTTAGGGTGTTGGTGTTTCCGCCGTCGTAAGTTTGAAGATCGGTGGTTGTACCAACGTAAACACGACGCTCGGAAGATCCGATGGCGACAGGATTTTTTCGCAACCAATAGCCATCCTTGTAAATCCACCAATTGCCATCTTCATCCAACCACGGGTAAACCTGATTGTTTAGCGCCGGAACAGATGCACCGAAGTTGAAGAACGAGTTTCCAATCGAACTGTTGAACGTCGCCTGGGTGCCACTGATGACATCGTTGGCCAACTGCTGGTAATTGGACGGGCAGTACCCGATGGGCAAACTCGGGGGCGTCAGCGTGATGAGCGTAAGGTTTGGCATTCTGTTTCTATGGGTTGACAGATTCCGACGTGTAAGTCAGCGGGTTGATGTCGCACGCACTAATCGGTGTGCATGCAGGGAACACCGTCCGGCAATCACCAACACTCGGCTCCTGAATATCGTAAGCGTGAACTCGAAGACTCTTGATGCGGCAGTATCCAATGATGTTCATCGCAACCTGAACCTCGTAAAGATTCCGAGCCGGAGTGCTGATCGTCTCGTTGCACGGAGCATCTGAAGGCGTCGGAAAACGCATCTTCGGACGATACTGCGGCTTGAAGTTTTGAATCGGGCAAAGATCCAAACACTGCGTCGTCGTCGCGCACTCAGAAAAGTCAGTCCACTCAATCCAGCCAGGATACTGATCAGGCCGATAGGTGACGTTGAAGGAGACATCACCCTCAAGTGAGTCGATGAACAAGTCGCCCGAATCTAGTCGCTTCAATCCAAACGGAACTTCGAAGTTGTAGGCGCGAGTCTGCACCTGCCACTCAATCTCCTTCTTACCATCCGGGATATTGTTATCGAACTTGTCCGCCTTGGTGACTTCCCAGATTTGAATCGAGTCATCCGATCCGCGAGCGATGCAGAAACACTGATCGCCGTAAGCGTTCTCAGTCTTGACGATCTGAAGCACATCAAGTCCGGTCCAGATTCCCGACCACGCAGGCGGAAACTTTTTCCGCATCGACGTAATCAGGTCGAAGTCCAAGACAGCCAACGCCTTGTGAATGACACCCTCGGCATTGTACCGAGGCTGGCAGGTCATCAGGAGGCGATTGTCGAACACAACCGCAGAACTGGCCCACAAGAGATTCGTTTGATCGTTCTCAATGACATTCAGCATCTCGCTGCTGATCGGGGTGTTGCCCCAGTCGGTGAACGAGCGTCGAGCAATGATGAACGAGCGGACGCCATCGACAGCGCGGTAGAAGACATCGCCATTGATGGTGATGGCCGACCGAGAGCCAAGCGCACCGCTCGTAAGCAAGCTGATGGCTTGAATCGGATAGTTCAGGTTCTTCCAAACATCACGATCAACAGGCGCTTGAACCGAGAAGACGTATCGAGGCGTGAAGACTAGAAGCGGACCTTGGCCGAGCGAGGTGTCTGGATCGCCTGGGACAGCCATTGCTGTGATACCCCCTGAATCCGACGGAACCGCAAAGTCTCCGCCTTCATTTAGGAAGGTGTTCTCGGTTTCCTTGAGAACACTCGCTCGCGTTCCATCCCCATAAACAATGTCGGTAGCGCGGAATGAAAACCCATCTGGAAGAGCGTACCAGATACGGCCATTGACGTAGGCCATAACCTTGCCGGTCTTAATCTCATCGTCGCTCGCTCGACGTAGACTTGTCCCGTTAAAGATCAGTGGCCTGCTAAACCCATCCTGAATGACAACAAAGTTCTCAGCTTGAACCATCCAGCCATCGAGCAGGTTGGAAGGATTCTCTAGGTCAGCAGAAGTTGTGAGGCTCTGAGCATTGTTCTGAAGGCAGTTGTAAAGCCACACTTTACCACTGATCAGCATCAGTATGAACGTGCGCCCATCGTCAGCAATGTAGGGCAGCGCACATTGGAACGTGCCGGTTAGCGACTGAGGTCCGTAGCAGTCCTCCGACCAGCCATCCGCCGTAACGTTTGTCTGGTCAGCGGTAATCTGATCGTTGTCAGCCGTGATGGTGACGCACAGGTCGTAATCCTTTTGAACGAAGCCGGGGCGGCATGAGACAAACCCCTGTCGGAAGTTGGCATTGACCGCGAACGCCACCTGATTCTTGTCCACCTCAGACGGCATCACGCCAGCGTCAATGCCACCCTCAAAGGTGACAGATCCGTCCGTGTACCTCCGTGGTGCGCGTTCGCTCATGGTTTAAGCCTGAATACGCTGGACCGAGAATGAGGAGCCTTGATCGACGTAGAGATTGTGGTCCGTGCTAACCAACACCTCGTAAAAATCGGTTAGAGCTGTCGCCTGATCAATGTAAGTAAGAGATAGTGGATGGTATCCATTATTTGTCACATTGAATGGTTTTGACACTAAAATATCAGATCCGTTCTTTCTGAGAAAAACAGTCACAGTTGCGGTTGTTGATACCGCATCAAGATTAAAGTATGCGTCTATCCTGTAGTAGCCAATGTACGGAACCGTAAATCGGCCACTTGATGCCGTGAACCCTGAGGCTGAATCTAGCCCAACGTAAGACGCCGTGGTGTAAACAGATGTGCTGTACGGATTGCTTCCTGAAGTTGGGCTGACATTTGGCGCATTTGCCGCTCCAAGACCAGTCACCCTCCGCGTAAACGTGACGTAGCTGAACGGAACAATCGACGGAGCTGACAGCGTGATGTTTCCGGCGCTGTTCGTAACGACAATCGGAGCCGTTCCAACAATCTCCTTCTGAAGATAAGCCGCTCCGTCGCCGACCGGAATCTTGTTCGCGGGGGCGGTCGTCAGGTTTGTGCCACCTTGAGCAATCGGAACCGTGCCGGTGACATCGGCAATAGGAATCGTGGCAACAGTCGAAACCGCGCCAAAGCCGCTCGATCCTTGAGTCTTAACGTATCCAGCGGCCAATGAATCGAGAGCAGTCTCGTTTGTCAGCGTTCCATCCGCAGTGCGGCAAATGTAAGACGCACCAACCGGAGCGCCGCCGGATACACCGGGAGCGCCAGTCGCGCCAATCGCTCCAGCAAGGGTGATAAGTGAGCCAGTCGGAATCAGCGTAGTGGGAACAGCGTTGGCAATTCCAAGAACTCCAGAAGCAGGGTTCTGAAGCGTCAGTTGCAAGCCATCAACCGACGTAACCTGCATGTAGCCAAGACCTTGAATCGAGACAAAGAACTGGCCAGCAACCGATTCTGGCAGGAAATCGGTGTTATCGACAAAAACAAGGACGCTCGAACCAAGAGCGGGTACAAAAAATGGCGCAGTCGTGTAAGTGAACGAATCAATACCATCCGTTCCATTGGTGCCGTTGGTTCCAGCCGGACCTTGAGGGCCGGGGATATTCACGACTACCGGCTCGGAGTCGCAAGGCTGGCAACAGCCGGATGAAGAAACAAGTTGCGACGGCATAATTTTCCTTTCGCAGAACCTCAAGTCCAACGACAACTAATGCAAGGCCAAACTATGGCAGAGCAAGCGTCCGAGCATCCATTGATTCAGCATAAGTACGGGATTCGTTCACCCGTCAAGATTCCAGACCTAGAACTGGAACTTTACGCATTCCGAAACCGGCTTCAACCCAATGAGGGTGGGCTAGGCACCTTCGACCATTTTGTTAACGCCACCAAAATGCTCTGGCCGAAGATGAGCTGGAATCCGTGGCTTGAAGCTCAAGTCGAAAGTCTCTGCGAACACGATTACGTTGGGTGGGCGGGATGCGGCGCGAGCGGAAAGACCTTTGGTGCAACGCTTTTCGCTACGGTCTGGTGGTTGGCCAACCCTTCCAAGACCACCGTTGTCCTGACATCGACGACCGCGAAGATGATCCGCAAGCGTATGTGGGCCAATCTTCAGGATCTGGTTCGTAAGTCGCGAGGATTCCCAGGCAACATGGTCGATTCGAAGATGGCGCTTCAGGCCATCAAAGGCGACGACCGTCATTCAATTTCAGCCATTGCCGTCGCCGAGGGAAACACTTCGAAGGCAGTGGCCAACATCCAAGGTATTCACGCCGAGCGGGTGATGGTCATCATCGACGAAGCGACAGATACGCCTGAAGCAGCGTTCGAGGCTTGCACCAATCTTTCGAAGGGTTGCCGTGAGTTTAAAATGTTGGTCATCGGTAATCCGGCATCGAAGTATGACCCACACGGACGCTTCTGCACACCGGCAAAGGGTTGGCGCAGCGTAACGATTGAGGATCAGCATTGGCTGACAGAACGCGGGATGTGCCGACGGTTCGACGGCATGAAGTCGCCGAACATCAGCGAGGGGCGAACGAAGTACCCATACCTCATCACGCACGATCAGGTCTTGTCGGCAATGCGGCATGAGGGTGAGCAAAGCCCTACATTCTGGAAATACACACGCGGATTCTGGAGTCCTGACGGCATGGTCAAGACGGTGTTGTCCGAATCGCTGATTGAGACGCACACGCCTACAAGGAACTTGGTGTTTACAACCAATGTCCAAGTCGTCGCCGGACTTGATCCGGGTTTTGGTGGCGATAGATGCGTTCTTCGTTTTGCTAAGATTGGCACCGCAAACGACAAGGCGAGCGTACTCTTTGGCGATGTAGTTCAAATCTCACCGAATGCCGCGCTGACTGAGCCGGTGCATTACCAAATAGCCAATCGAGTTAAAGAGGAATGCGCCAAGCGCGGCGTTGCACCGGACAAATTCGCTCTGGATTCTAGCGGTGAAGGCGGCGGATTGGCCGACATTCTGACCCGCGAATGGGGAGTTGTGCATCGCGTTGAGTTTGGTGGTTCTCCGTCAACCATCCCGGTCAGCGACGAGGATAGTCGGCCATGTAATGAGGCATACGACCGCAAGGTGACTGAACTCTGGTTCTCGATGCGAAAATGGGTCGTCGAAGAGCGTGTTGGCGGTATGGATATCGAGACATTGCAGGAGTTCTGCTCACGCATGTTCGACGATTCCAAGCGGAAGATATCGGTCGAATCGAAGACCGTGATGAAGCAACGAACCGGAAAATCACCTGACTTGGCCGACGCTGCTGTAGTCTTGCTTGATCTAGTCCGCAAAACCGCCTCCTTCGAACCGCGAGCAAGCAGAATGGATAAAGTCTGGGAAAAGCTCGTTCGAGATGCTGATTCAATTTATTACGACGACTTATGAGCAGTAACGTCACCGGATACAAAGTGCTGAACGAACACATGGTCATCCCTGGCGGGTGGCATTACCGCGTCCCTGAGACTGGCATTGAAATCATGGGCGGATCATGGCCGCAGCTCCATGAGTTCGTTCGTAACCATTACACCGCCAATGCGATTAAAATTCCCGAAAATCTCGACACATTAATCACCGAGTATTCGTGTCGTAACGGAGCCGACTGCATGTACAACGAAGTTGAAATCCGTAAGCCAGAAGGCCGTAAATCCCTACAAATTGGCGATGTAATCCGCTTTAGCATGAGCCTGCTCCATGGTCTGACCGTGGGCGGCGGCAAGGTTGATCAGGCAGAAGCCACGCGCAGGGCGTCAATCTGCTCAACTTGCACCTACAATCGCAAGCCGCTTGGATGCACGGGGTGTAACGCTCGGGTGCTGAAGGAGGCGGTAAAAACTTTTTCTCAACACGGCAGTACACCGCTAGACGAAAACCTACAAAGCTGCGAATTTTGCGGTTGCTTTATCAGAAGCATGGTGTGGTTTCCCATTGAAACACTCCATAAATTTACGGACGCTACAGAGAACAAAAACCTTCCGGCCCACTGCTGGAAAAAACGACCATGTACGGAAACCTAGCCCAACTGCCGCTTGAAACCCTCAACGAAGACGGTAAAGCGCCAGAGACGCGCATAGCCGACGCGGCGTCAGCGCGCGAAATCTTCCAGAAGCTCATCATGGCCGACGAGCTTCGCAATAGCACTCGGGCTAAGCTGCGCGGTCTGGTTGATGGCAATCCGCCGTACAATCCCGCCGAGTTGCGCCGTAACAACCAAGCGTTCCGAACCAATGTAAACTTCCGCGAGTCGGAGGCGTTTCTGACGTTGGCCATGTCTGCCTTCTACGACGTGTTCGCCGAGGTTCCGACCTACGCAAACATCCGTACCGCTTACGGCAATGACATGGATAAGCGGGAGGATTGGTCGAAAGTTATCACCGAGGAGTTCGACCGGCTTCAGAAGCTCGACAAGGATTTCGATTACATCGTCCAGCTCTCTCAGCGCGAGATGGTTTTGATTGGCGATGGTCCGCTGATCTTCGAAGACAGCACCAACTGGCGCTGCAAAGCCATCATGGCGACTGATCTTCTTGTTCCCGATGGAACCAAGTCGAATGTCAGTGATTGGAAGGTGGCCTGCGTCCGTACTCGCATGGGTGTTGATGACCTGTTCGAGAAGATTCAGGACGAGAAGGCAGCGGTAGCCGCTGGGTGGAATGTCGATTATGTCCGTCAGCGGATTCGCGCCGCAATGCCCGAGCCGTATCGTTCTGGTGTTCAGTACGACTGGGAGTTCTTCCAGCGCCAGCTTCGCTCGAACGATATCACTTTCTCAGCTCGCTCCGAGGTGGTGCTGATGTGTCACGTTTTCTACAAAGAATTCGATGGTCAGATCAGCCACTGCATCATCGATGAGCGTGACAGCGAGAACTTCATGTATCGCAAGCTCCGCCGCTTCAAGAAGTGGGAGCAAGTGATTCACCCGATGTACTACGACCGTGGTGATGGCGAGCATCACGGCGTCAAGGGTTTGGGAATCAAGATGCTCCAGGCGATGGAGCTGAAGAATCGCCTGCGCTGCTCAATGGTCGATAGCGCGTTCGCTCGCACCCAGATCCTGTTCCGTCCGCTAAACCCAAATGCGCTCAGCAAGACGAGCGTCGTTCAGCAAGGACCGTATGCCATTCTCCCGCCCGACTACGAAGTCATCCAGCAGAACATTGCTGGCGTTCTGGACGCTCCTATGGCGGTCAATGCGGACCTTGAGAATGTTCTTCAAGGCAATCTCTCTCAGTACCGTCAATCGCTCAACAAGCCGTCCGGCAATCCCCGAACTGCCACCGAAGTTCAAGCAATCGTCTCGCAGCAATCGGCAATCGGTAAGACTCAGTTGAGCCGGTATTACGCTCAGCTTGATTCTTTCTTCGAGGAACGGTATCGCCGCGCCTCCAATCCGAACCTGAATCCGATTACCCGCTCGGATAAGGACGCGATTGAATTCCAGCGTCGTTGCCGTGAGCGTGGCGTTCCGCAGCAGGCCATGCTCGACATCGATTACGTCGAGGCGACTCGTACGGTTGGCCAAGGTTCTCAGTTCGCGAAACAACAGCTTCTCGGTTCGCTCCTCGGCCTGCTTGGTTCTCTCCCCGAGGGTGGCAAGGTCAACCTCTTGCAGGACTACATCGCCGCTCAGGTTGGTCAGCAGATGGTTGATCGGTATCTCCCGAGTCAGTTGCAGACTTCGAAGATTCAAGATCAGACCGCTCTTGCTGTCCTCGAACACTCATCGCTTCGCCAGGGCAACATGGCTGTCGTCACGGATACGCAAAATCACATTGTCCACATCGACACTCATTTGGCTGCGGCGAACGAAGCTGCCGCATCGCTCCAGCAGGGTGGCAATCCGCAGGAGATTGTTCTCTTCCTCCAAGGCATCGGTCAGCACGTTCAGGATCATCTCCAACGCCTGTCCACCGATCCTACGCGCAGGCCGCAGGTCGAGGCTTACACACAGCAGTTGCAGATGCTTAGTCAGACCATCGAACAGCTTGGACAGTTGATTCAGGAACAAGCTCAAGCGATGGCGCAGCAGCAGCAGGCAATGGCCATCCAGCAAGGCTCCGATCCTCGTACCGCCGTGATGAATGCGGAGGTTCAGGCGAAAATCGCTCGCCAGAATGCCGAGACTATGGCCAACATTCAGCGTCAGAACACGAAGGCGATGGCCGACTTGGCTCGCCGGAATGCGAAGACGACGGCGGATATTCAACGAGCGAACGCAACTGCTGAGTCTAACTTGGCGCGTCAGGGATGAAATTTATGAGCCAGAACGAAGAACTCGTTTCTCAATTCATCGCAGATCAGTTTCCCAAGATGGGCGGCTGGTGCGATCAACGCAAAGGCTTCGAAATTGCGAAGCTCGTACTCGACAACAAGCCGCAGCGAATTGCTGAGGTAGGCGTCTTCGAAGGTAAGTCAACGCTCGCTCTTGCCTACGCTTGTAAATTGAACGGAAGCGGCACCGTCTACGCCATCGACTCTTGGAAGAAAGA